TTTAGTAATTTTTCGATCTCTGAGAGTTTTTCTCTAATTAGTTTTTGTTTTTCTACTATCTTATCGAGTTCTTCCTCGAGATCTTCGAGCCAGTCTTCGTTTTCTTCGAATCGTCCTTGAACTAAGGGGTTCTTCTCGAAGAATTTTGCCCCTTTCATCATAAATCTGTAATTGTTAAACATATACCACCAGCTACGTATTTTGCTCAACATAATGTACTATGTCTCCTGGTGTGCGAAGTAATTCTATATCTTTGTCTTTTATATCCATTTCAAACCATTCCTCTACATCCATGATAATCTCTATCATATCTAAACTGTCTGCTCTCGTTTCATCAATAATATCAGTTGTCATACTAATATCATGTCTATTTAATTGATTTTCTACTATTCTTAATACTTTACTACTTGTCGTCATTCGTATTTAGTGGTTCAGTTGTTACTTGTCTGTAGTATACTACTACATCTTTTAATTCAGTTATATATCTTTGCAACTCTTTCATGTTCAATGACATTACTTCATAGTCCGGTACTGTCATTGCTAAGAATACTAACTCTCCTTCTTGATCTCTAATCTTATTCAACTGATCTTCCCAGTTATCTGGGTTTACAACTATCCATTGAGGAGCTGTAAGGTCTAATTCCCGAGGCATGATCGGTTGAATGATCGTCCGTTGCATAGGCTTTGCTGTTACCTGTATCTCTCTAGTTGGAAGTAGGCTGCAGCTGGAGACCATCGTCAAGATTGTCAACGGTAGCACTAAGCTTTTCAATGTTTTCAAATGCGTGTCTTGTTCCATTATTTATTTTCCTTTCCATTTCTACTGGATCTTCCAGTATTTTTGCTGTTAATTTATAGTTCTTTATAAAATCACTATACCTGTTTAATTCTCGTTGTATCTCTTGACTTCTTAAAGTCTGAGCCTGTAACGCTTCTGTTTGCATACTAAAGTCAGCTTGCATTGTAGCGATAGCTTCTTCTTGAGTTGCTATTGCTCCCTCTAATTTTGCGTTGTTTGCCTTCAATGTTTCATTTTCAGAGTATAGCCAATAGCTACCTGCTCCGAGTACTAAAACGAAAGCTAATAACATTTGATTCATTACATTTCCTCTATTTTGTAGTTAAGTCCTTCTGCGCCTTGAAATTCTACGATTTCTCCTTGCTCAGTTCTGAACTTAAGATGGTTTGGTTTCTTTACTAGGAACTTTCGAACAATGAAGGTCTGATCATCAGAGTCCCCCCATATTTGATTGTAACTCACAGTCAATGTATATAGGGTTATAAATTTGCTTTTTAATGCAATCCATAACCTTTTCATTGTTGCGAAGAATTTTTTTATTTTGTCCATTGATTCTACTCTCTAACTGGTTTAATTTATGCCAATTTGCTATTTCTATACTACGAGTTATTTCTAACTCTTTAGCGTGTTTTTTTCTATCATGTATACTTATAGAAATCAGTGCTACTATAATGAGTAGCACTATAATTCTTTCAATTAAGTTCCAGTTGATGTGCTTGTTCCTGTACCTGTTCCTGTACCTGTTGTTGTACTAGTAGCAGTAGCAGTCGTTGTAGCTGTCATTGAATTAAGTTCAGCTATAATCTGTGCTGTAATCGTTGACGTATTCGTAATCGTACTTGTACCTGTGCTAGTCTCTACACTTTCGATTGAAGCGGGTTGAGTTGCAGGAGTACAGTTGCTTTGACATTCAAAGCCTACTGCTTGATTAAAGGTTGTACCTACTGGAGCAATTGGATCAACATCACTTGGTTGGTTATTATACCCCCAAATTAATGCTATCAATAATAATATATCCATGTTGTCCTAAATGTTTGACCAGTCCTTGTTTTCAAAAAGCAGTGCTTCTGCCTCTCGTCTTCGAACTAATCCTTGTAATACTTTGCCGCCTGCTTTATTCCAGCGTTTAATCTGGGCAGGGACGCCTGTGTAGTCTCCACTATTTAATACTTTTAATAGTGTAGAGCTATTTAAATTGGTTGGACCGAGGTTGAATGTCCATGATACTAATGCATCGAACATACACTGGTCGAGTGAGATGGTAACTTGATTCAGAACGTGCTGTTCATACTCTGTTAATTCGTGTACTAACATTTCTTCTGCTTCAGGTTTTGTTACTGACATTCCTTCCTTGACACCTTTGATATGACCATAACCTATAGTCCATATTCCAACTGCATCTTGGTATGCTTCTAACTCGCAACCTTCAAATTTTTTAATGAGGGATATTCCCTCTTGTGATATTTTCATAATGTAAAACTTTCTCCACAACCACAACGGGCTGTCTCTTGTGGGCTTTTGATTTCAAAATATTCGTTTAACCCATCTTCTGTCCAATCAATTTCAATCTGATCGACATAACTAAATGTCATTGGGTCTACAGCGATTAAGCCATAGAACACCGCATCACTTGATGTATTTGGTTCTTCCAAATAACTCAAGTCATACGCCCACCCATTACATCCGTTTGGTTTCATACTTAATCGTAATCCCCAAACCATTTTATTTTTAACTTTTGCTTTTAATTTTTCCAAAGCCTCTGCACTTACTATAACCATATTTTGTAAATTAATGCGAGTGGGCAGTTGCCTGCCCTCTCGACTTAGGTATTTGACTAGTATCTAAACTAGAGGTGCTGCACTGGCAATAATTGCCAATCCAAATAAGCACATTAAACCGACCATTGTTGCCGCATCCTGTACATCCTCATATTTTTTTACTTGTCTAAAACTATTTCTAATTGCTTTCATTTTATATCCAATACTTTACGATTGGAGTTCGGAGTTTTAGACAGCGCGATAGTCAATAGTCCATCTGTTAGTTCGACATCGTCCACTTTTAAGTCAGCGTTCAGCATAAACTTTCGCTCAAAAGATTTAAGACTAAGACCTTGATGAGAAAATCTTTCATTCTCACTCAATTTCATTTCTTTTTTCCCCTTGATGAGCAACTCATTATCATCATGAATTAACTCAAGTTCTTGTTTAGACCAACCCGGCACTGCAACTTCTATTCGAAAGTTGCCTGTTTCCGTGTTCTCTACAATGTTATATCTTGGATATGATGTATCAGTGTTGTGTAACAACCACTCATTGTTCATACCAAGCCAAAATTTACTAATATCAATCGTCATATTATTTCTCCTAATTTCCTTTTCAGTAAAACTATGTCCACCCTTACGGTGTAGACGCCATTGTGCAAGAAACCCTTCTTACACTTAACTATATTATACTAAAAATGAAACCAAAAGTCAACAACTATTTTTTGGTTAGTCATCGAAATCAATCTTGCCCTGCTCTTTCATATAATCCAGCGTGCTACCGATTCCATCCTTTTTACCATGTCTATATGCAAGGTATGTGCTTCCCATAAGTATTATTAAGTATGCTATATCTATTTCCATAATTTTTCTCCATAACATATATTATACTAAATCTGTAACCTTATGTCAAGTACTAAATTAGGGGTATCTAAAAATAGTTGTTGACACATGGTTTTGAATTTGGTATAATAACTCTATGAAATTATATAAAAAGGGCAAGTGGTCTGCTAAAGAGCGGCAGGTTCTTAAAGATTTATATAACAAATTACCAATAACCGAGTTATCTACTAGACTTCTTCGAAAACCTACTAGCATAACTTCACAAGTAAACTATCTTCGCAAAAGAGGATGGGCGTTTCACAGGAGAACAGATGGAAGTAATTGAATTCCCACGAATGAAAAAAGCAGATGATATTAGCGAGAAACTTCTTGCCGTAGTCATTGTCGAAGCACAAAAGTTAGGTCTTAATACTACTGACCAAGACTTCGTGTTTGACATGGCATGGGTTCAAAAGTTTATCAAAGCTACTGTCGATAATCAATGCAATATTGCAAATGATCTGTGCCGCCTAACAAGAGCACAGGGTTTAAATGAAAGTTGAGGTAAAAGGAGGATCAGTTGAACGAGCAATTCGTCAGCTTCGAAGAAAAACAGATCATGATGGTCTAAAAGAAAGAATAAGGGAACTCGAATTCTACGAGAAACCAACAGCTAAAAAGAAACGCATGAAAGCTGCAGCACAAAAACGCCAAGAAAAGCTCACTTCCGAGCATAACAGATACTTAGTACGAAGACCACGGCATAAGAGATAGTCTTAAAATCGAACACATTTTACCACTATTCGTTTTCATACTTCGATTTACAACTTCCCACCAACACGACTAGCAATCATAGCCATTGCAAACACACAGCATAAAGATTTTTAGTGAAAGCAGAATCAAAAGAGGATCTTTTTCTGGTAGTAAAAATAGCTAGAGAAACACTAAAAATGTCTACCACTTTCTAGATATATAAAATAAATTATCATTAACTAGAGGTAAACGAAAACACAAATTCATACCCCATGGAAAAATGTTTCTAGCTTTTTTGATAAAGTTGTGGTATAATATTATTACTAATTAAGATAGTTACTCCGACAATCATTGATTTATCACTCATGCAAAATGAGCCTCAAGCATCATTCCTTCGTAAATGAGATCTGGAGGTAGCGTCAGCGCACCGCAAGATCACAACTACGGAGTTAATGCTATTTAGGCGATTGCTTACGATATATCTTATGTCAACTATATTCCTCAAAGAAAGTCAACTATCTTACTTCGACTTTCTTCCAATCAACAACTTTTCAACACTTAACTACAATTGCGCCTGACCGAAAATTTATTTTTACCTATATTTAAGAGATTTAAGTGTATTTGTTACTTACTATTATGGGTTTACATATAAGTTATGTGGGTATATCTACAAGTTTATCGAAATTATCCCTAGTATGTTATACACCCGCTATGACTTGAGTCATGGTAGCGGATTGGAACACCCGCTATGACTTTTGAATTATTGCTGAATCATCCGTAGATTTGTAACTTGAGTTGTGAAGGTTATATTCTCATCCTTCAAAGTTAACGCTAGTTGATTCTGCAGTTGAGGTTCTGGTTTTGGACTAGAGATAACCTCAAAATACTCTCCATGTTCTGCTATAATCTTGCGAAGTTTGTCATTCTTAGGGAATATCTTCGCATATCTTTTATCTCTGCTCATCGTGTTCAACTCCCACTGATTCTATAAGTGCGTCTAGTAGATTTTTTAAGTCAGCCTTTGGAGCTTTCTCTAACCCGCTCAGTTTCGTACTATCTATATCCAACATACTTGATACTGTTTCTACTAACTCCTTCTTGGTTACTGGATCTTCGCCAGCCTTGGTTTTATAGACAGTTTTCTTATAAACTCCTTCTCGGCTTAGCTTTCCTATAATAGATTTTACACTCTTATTAAGTTCTTCTGCCAAGTTATCAACAGTTTTCCTACTAGGATCATCCTTATAAGCATCAACCATATACTTAACTTGTTCTTCTGTATAGTTTACACTCACGCTAGTACTCCTTTGTTTCCGAACTCTTCTAAAAAGGCTTCCTGCTCTTTAATAATCACTTCAACTTCTGTAGATTTCATACTCCATGTCTTACTTAGACTTCGTACTATAGCTTGATGTCCTAAACCTTCTGCTATACCCATCTCATAGTCAATGTGCATACATATTTTTGTTCCTTCAGATACCTGCATTTGCACTCTCCCTAGACATTTGGTCAATACAATCGTCTATAGATAGCAATGGACTTGTCGAAACTTCTTTATCTTTAAAACCTTCTTTACTCCAGTGCTCAGTATCTACACTACCATCATTATAAGTAGTTGTCCATGTCTTGACTCCTTCTTTCTTAGCTATCATCATGATCTCTTTAGTTTGTTTTGCCCATATCTCTGCATTAAGTACTTTTCTTCTATACTCTACTATTTTACTATGTTGGCTCATCATATGTCTCCTTGCTCTCGCACTTCACTTCTTGCTGTTTCAAAGCCATTCGGATATCTAGCCTCTAGTTTTTTAATGTTTTCGTCCATTACTTCGTCAGGTGTATAACCTAAAGCTATGCAACCCTGAATCCAGTACCAAAGTATGTCGCCTAATTCTCTTTTCATATGAAACCTGTTGGCTTCATTGAACTCTTTTCCTTGAAATACCATTTTCTTTAGTATTTCTGTAAACTCTCCACTCTCTGCCAACATACCGATAGCACTTGTCAAAACTCTCGGCACATTGATATTATCTTTTGCCTCTAGTTCGCTTGTACTGTTGATAAACGCCATGAATTCTTTAGATTGTTTACTTGTAGTTTTGTCTACAGTAC